CGTTCCGTCCTTGTAGAAGATAAGCTTACCTTGAGCTACATTAATTTCAGGATTACGCCCGTGGTAGTGCTTGGCTGAAAGGAACATTTCCAACCAATATAAAAATCTAAAGTGGGTGTCTTTATCAAGCATGTGCCACCAGAATGGCTCATTTAGGGTCATTGTTTATGAATGATTATAAATTTTTATTAGCTTACTTGCCCTTTGGTTATCTTTACAAATGCAGTTCAACGGGTCACACGTAGAGCAAAGTTCAGTCTGTCTAATGTGCCGGATGCCATCACGCCTTGCCTCGTTCTTGTAGTGGATGCGCGCCTGTTTAATTAGTCTACGCATGCGCTTAGTTTTTAAGAATGGTTTCATAGCGCCCGTTGGTTATTCTTTAGAGCCTGCTTGGCGAACTTATTCAGTCGTTCAATTACCTTTGGTTCGTTGGCATAGTCTTTCCAAAGCCATCCAAAGTAACCATCTTTACCTTCTTTCCAGAGGTCGTGCCTGTCGTTAGGGTTTTTCAAATCATTGGTTGATACATTGCGCTTTCTCATGACTTTTAGGTTTAAGCTATACTATATCGACTAACATGCTTCCCGCTTGCGGTCGTTATTATCTCGCTCTTGATTGCTAACCCTTGCTTCTTCAAGTTAAAAATTCGGCCAGATAAACGAAAGCACCCGAACAACTTTAAAGCGCTTATTGCCGTTAATGTTTTGCCGCTTTTAAGGTGCTTTGAAATCCTTTGCTCCTGTGATTGTTTCATGGTTTCATGGTTAAAATAGTTTTGTTTGCGCGATGTGGTTTTTAAAACGCTTTACTCCAGCATCATAGTAGTCCTTATCCAATTCGCAAAGGGTCAGGTCAAACTTGTAATCGTGGCACGCTATTGCGATGGACATTGAACCACCGTGAGTGTCGAGTATCCTGTCACCTTCTTTGGCGTAGTTCTTTAGAAGCCATTTGTAGAGGGCTACGGGCTTTTGGGTTGGGTGGATCTTGGTTGCTGCTTTCGTATCTCCCTCTAAATTACCATAATAGGGGAAATCAAACACCTTCGCGGGGCGATCAAATGAAACCCAAGCATATTCACAATCAGAGAAGTTATCGACAGGTTGGTGTTTATACCAGCAAATTAGCCCCTTAGAGTTGCCCAATTCGTCAAAATAGTAGTTACCACCCCAAATTATTTGCTCTCGGCTAACGCGCTGTAATTGCGAAAAATAGGCCATGTCTGGAATTGAGGTATCCCAATCGCCATTTTTGTACTTATTAGCCTTTATCCTATCACCATTGGATGCTTTATTGGTGCGATTGAATTTTCCAAACCCAATCCCATAAGGCGGGTCAACAATAGCCAAATCAAAAGCCTTATCTGGAAGCCCCCTAAGATACTCCATACAATCACAGTTAAGCAGTTCAATGTTTCCGAATGTCATTTTACCTCAATTTTAATTTTAACCTTTCTTCCCTCATGGGAGAACTCAAAACAGTTGTCCGATATGTCCACCCCTGTAATCCCCGCTACTGTAAGGCTGCGCATAACATCCTTAAATATCAGCTTCATGTAGCGGCTTTCGGGGGAGTCTTTGGAGTGGCTGCCATCGCTGTTTGTAAGGCCGCTCATTTCTTTGGTGGTTTTGGTAGTGGCATCCAATGAGTAATAATTGAATTGTGGTCATGCCAATGCTTTGCTAACTTCCAATAGAAACTAACAAAATGTGCATTCCTACGCTTGTCCCATGTAAGAACGAGTTGGCTCGAGAACTCGTCACCGCCAGACGGAAGTCTATCCTTCACGCTTATCCATTCCATAATTTTAAGGTTTCAAATACATATCGCCTACCCAATAAATAACCAAGTAAATACCAGTAACAGCACAGGCCGCAATCAAAAGACACTCAAGTATAAATACTATCCATTTCTTGAACCACATACGCCAAGCTCTTTGTTTGGTGGGTATGCCGCGCATTTTCTTTTGGTCGTTGGGGGTCATTTGTTTATTCCGTTTAAAAATCCACGACAATCAATTACTTTTTCATGGGCACGGTCGATGTCTTCCTGATTGCGTTCAACTGTAAATTCAATGTAGCGCTGTTCCATAGGAATGTCATCGAAGTAGCTGTTCTTTTCTATCTCCTTGCATCCTAATTGGTAGGCCTCGTTTATGTCCTCATCGATAACCTGCATTGCCCATTTCAGCTTTCGCTTTTCGTCCTCAACCAAAGTGAAGGGAGTATTCACAAGGCAGTAGCAAAGCCGGGAAGTTTGCGCCCCCGTCATGTCCATGTACGCTTGTAATTGCCAGTAGTACATTTTGTTGATCGGCTTAAGCATCACCTCGTAAAAGGTGAAGATGTCCCACGATGTTTTAAGGTCGATTATCAGGTCAGATTTCAAGATAGATTCGCCCTCGAACAAATCCGGCATCCCGACAAAGAAATCGTTTTCAATCTGCTCTTTGTTCTTTTCGTAGTATTTTCCTTTAACCATCGAATACAGGTCGATAGAATCCTCTTCGGCAAGCGTTCCCTTTTCCAGATACTTGTTTGAAAAGCTACGAGTTCGGCCATACCTTACAGAAACCCAACACTCAAGCAAATGCTTTTTACAGGTTTCGCTAAACAGGTCGCTTTTACTTCGCGAATCTGTCATAATCAACCCTAGCTGGGAGGGGTGAAATTTAAAGTCGTTGAATAGTTGTGTCATGCTTTTGTTTGTTGGGCTAACATTTCTTTTCGTCTTTCTTCCCTACTAATAGTTACAAGGTTCGGGTCAGGTTCAAAATTCAGGGCATCCTTGCGGTCTAGGTTGCCTCCAAAAATATTCCCTATTAACTGGCAGGCGTCCTTAATTGCTAGCGTCTTGGCCAAAGGAAAGGCCATAGAAACGGCTCCATTGTTCAGGTTAGCTAAATCGGCAGGACTTGCCCCCTGTTTGGTCTGCAATTGGCTTGCCCCAATGCCTTCCTGAAAGTCCATTTCTCCCGTCACGGGGTTGAAGTAGCTAACACGAACGGTCACCCAAACCCCGTTAAAGGCCGTACCCTGTCCGGTTATTTCAATCCGGTAACGCTTAAAAATCTTTCGCAATAGGTATTCGATTTTGTCAATCGGCAAGTATCTGTGGCCTTTTATAAACGGGTGTTCCTTAATCCACTTTTCAGGTGGGGCTGTATTCAGGATTACATTCAGGCTTTCCGTTTCGCCTATGCCGTCAACCTCCTTAAAAAGTTCGGTCAGGGTCGGCAACTTTCGCGGCTCCTCAACTTTCGGAAGGGTAACCGTTTTCTTTTGCAAGTCAGTGTTCATTTCTTTGTTTTCTGTTTCGATTGAATATTATAGTACATCTTCACCCCGTCCTACCTATTATTTCTTCGTGATTCTTTGGTGAGTTTTAAGAGCGCTTTTCTGTGCTGCCATTTCTTGCGGCTCATTTTGTTTTGCTTTATAGCTGGTCGGGGCTTTGTAATTGGATAAAGTGAAGGGTCGCCCATTGCTTGACCCATTGCGGCCATACCAAGTGCCATTGCCATTGCTTTCGACATTCTCATTTCTTCTTTTGTTTAGGTTGGATATTTGAATATATCTTCACCCCGTCCTTTACTTCAGAGGTAACGGTGTGAGAGGATAGGTTAAGGGTGCGGGTCATTTCATTTCTGAGTAAGTGGGCAACTTTTCATGTTCTGGCTGTTCGACAAACTCAATCATGTTCATTCGTTCAGCGATTCTTACCATCTGCGAATGGTGGCCTAGCTTATCAAAGAACGTCTTGCATAGAATTTCCTTATCGTCCATTGATGCCTTGTGACAAATGAAGTGTGTTTGCTTGCGCGTACATCCATTAATGATTTCTTTGCGCCTTGCTGGGCTGACAATACTATCAGGACTTAGCAGGCAGTTCTTACAACACTCTTTATAGACTTTCAGCATAAATTTTTCATTGTAGTAGGGATTTAGCTTTCTCGATTTCTGCCCAAACGTCCTTATCTAAATTGCCGTATTTTATTTGGCAAAGTTGAGTCATTATGCTTAGGCTTTTTTCCAGCGCGGCCACACGGGCGCGGAGCTGGTCACGCTCCTCGTAAAGTTTGTTACACTGCGTAAGCACTTGATTTAGTGCGGATTCTGTCTAGTTCATATCTTTTCTGTTTGTGGTTTCAAATCCATACCTCGTAAACTTTCCCAATAGTCGTTTCCCTTACGGTTATATTGCCTGCATACTTAGAAGCAAATCCTAAAGCCTCGTAATTGTGGCGCGTTATGTATCGCCTTACGTTGGGACTGCTTGAGTAATGTTGTACTTTTGTCATCGTGTTTTGCGTTTCTTTGGGCGGTTTAATCATTTTCATTTGCATATAACTCCCGCTCAATTTGGTCTACCCTATTTTTCAATTGTTTCAATTCAATTTTCTTGAAATGATCCGTATTCATATAAGTAATTAGATGCTGTTCCACTATCTTTGTTTGTTTCAGGTGTTCGTCAAATATTGGCTTAATCATTTTAGCCACATCATAAGAAACAGAGTTCTCTGAAACATAAAAGTCAATCATTTGCTTAGTGTAGTTCTCGCAGGCCTTTTGAAGTTCTTTCTGACTTCCATCAGCCACAAATTTTGCATGTAATTGATCGGCCACTAGCCTTGCAATAGATTCAATTTCTTTTGTTGATAATTTTGCTTCCATATCACTTTTAGTTTTGAAATTCAAGTTCTACAACAGGCCGCCAGTTCTTAACATCACCAGCCGCGTACTCATTGAAATACCGGTTGATTTTTTCCTGAAAGGGATTGAACAGGAAATACTCCAGCTCATCAATTTGAACTTCTGATAGCTGTCCATCAAATAAGTTCAGTATCCATTCTAAACGGTAAGCAAAAGTATATTCCTTTCCGAGGTCGTCCACAAAGTGAATTTCGGGGTTGCCCTGTGAGTTGGTGTAGGTGTTGAGGATTTTTGCGATGCGGCTCATTACTTTATCAATTTATAGGTTGAGCCAAATCGTGTCATAGCCTCTCCGGTTGTCAAAAGATTATTGAAGAACAGAACTCTCCATTCTGCGCCCTCATTAATAAAGCGGTCGGATATTTCCCGTATTGTGGCTTGGTGATTTCCTTTGCCATCAGGATAAGTAACAGATACTTTACGGTCGGCATTTGCGTTCATTAAATCTTGGATTTTCATATATTTTCAGTGTTGGTTATTTCTTTATCGCAGCGTTTACCATTTGAGCCAAAACAACATCAGCAATGCGTGTTTTAAAGGCTGGGTTAGTTATTGCCTCTGTAATGATTTCGTCAACAACCTTTTTGATTGCGCCCTCTTTCTCCTTAACGGCAGCCTCAACGCATTTACGAATGGGACTATCGTAAGAGTCGGCAAGCACTTTTGGGAAAGCGGCTGTTAATGCTGTTTCGATTTGCTGGATGGTGATTTCAAATTTAAGTGTTTCCATAATTTTAGTTATTTGGCGTTGTGTTTAAATGTTGACAATTTGAAACCGGTTTACGGATTGCCGGTGTCCGCCCTCCTGAACTTATCAGGAAACAGGAAGACTAGCAAGTTACATTCCAATAAGTAACTCCATCGCGTTCATATTGAATTTGTCCGCCTAGGGGCATACCATCAAGCATTCCGCCATTTGCATATTGACCATTAACTTTTTGAGTCACCAAATCAGCGGCCTCCTTTGTTAAAACACCTATTCTGTCGTAGCAAGAACCGCTATTATACCATAATACCTCCTCGGGCTTAATGCCAAATTCTTTAGCTGCCCATTCCCTTGTTTGTTGTTCCGTTTTCATAATTGATAAAGTTTTTAGTGTTGCGGTCGGCAACTGCGCCAACCATGAACCAAAATAATCACTAATTTTTTTATAAAACAATAGGCTCCACTACTTTTTTTATAATTATTTTATTTTAACATTTGCGTCATGAGCGGCAGAAAACCAATTCACAACCCAGAAACCCTTAAAAAAGGCCAAAAACTGGACTTAGGGGATAAGACAATATTTGGGCATCAGTATGCAAGAGCGTTTAATAAGCGCTTCCCGAATAAGAAATTTAAATTTAAGGATGGATTTATTGAGCGGGTTGGATGAGGAAAAAGAAGGAACGTTTTGGAAGTGATGGGATTTATTTCCTATTGAATCGTGGTAGGGTTGTTTACGTTGGCCAAACAACTAGATGGCCAAGTAGGCTGGCTGGTCACATATACAAGAACTTTAATGAGGTAAGATTTATTCCGTGTAGACCTAGTAAACTTTGGCATTATGAGGGTAGGTGGATTCGTAAATTCAAGCCAGAACTAAACAAAAATCAATCAGGAAATTATTGCAGGATGTATAAATTCGTTTAGGAGGTAACTACAAGGAACAAAAATAAAATGCAGTGTGAGACGCGTAGCCACTTAAAACAATCTACGCTGACTGATGGAAAGGGAACATCCGTAGCCCAGCCGAAACGTTAATGCTGACAAGCCTAGGCCTCTAAGGAATAGGGGTGGACTCCGAGCGATTATAGGGCGAAGCGGAGTTACTAATGAACCTTATAGGTTGTGTCTCCGCAAATCTTAAACAGCAGGGTGGTGAATGGAAGGACACTCAGGGATGACGGCTCGGAAAGACGAGCATTTTTTCAATTCGAAAGACCTAAAAAGGAAAACGATATGACACTAAAGGAAATTCAAAGAATGCCAACGGTATTGGACAAGAACCACGAGAGTGTTTATCGAAGCTATCACATTCTGGCACAGGTTCTAAACATGATTAAGCGGGGCGATAGCAAAGAAACTATTTATGAGGTTGTAGACTTTCTAAATGAATATCCTGTTGAGACTCAGACGGCTAGTAAAAAGGAAAACGATTAACAACTATGGGGCACTATCCGGTTTATTGTTGTATTGATGGCTGCGATAAGTTGGCGGAAAATGTTGATACAATGCTCTGTGCAAGTCATGGTCGCGCCCAAAGGAAAGCGCAAGAGCTTGAAAACAAGCCCATTAAAGCGCCTAAGCCCATAGCTAAAACAAGCGATAAGATGGCGCAAGCGTTGAAGATTTATAGCGTAAAAAGGCGTAAATTTCTGGAAGCAAACCCGCGTTGTGAAGTGTTCCCGGATAAACCCTCAATTGAAGTTCATCACGGAAAAGGCCGCGCAACCATAGAACTGTTACTCGATGACAACTATTGGATAGCCGTTTCGCGCGAAGGTCACGATTGGATACACGCCAACCCAAAGGAAGCAATGGAACGGGGATTTAGTTTTAGCAGGCTGGCAGATGATGGGCCGGAACTCAATTACGCCATCATAGACGAATACGGAAAAGAGTTAGACATAACAAAGTACGATTTTCAACTAAAGATTAAGCCATTTACAGAACCGCACAAAATTTAGACTCAGCAGGATTTAACGATAAACACGCGATTTGAAAACAATCACCATTATAAGATTTCCATTTGCTGTAATAGGCTTTTTATGTGGATTCATTTTCGGCTATGGATGCTGGTTGTTTGCCCTTGGTCTTGGCCCTGCAATGCTTCTGATTCATGTAACCTATTGGCCGCTCGTTTACTTTGGCGTATTTAAAGACGACAGCATTAATTACGGGGACGCTTGGTTTCATTTAGTTGGATTTATTTTAGGCGCTACCACTTTTAAGCAGATAATGAACGGAGAATTTCCCCACTAACAGCAACCAATACGACAATGACACTCCATTACATTCAATATTCAGAAGGAAAACTTTACGGATACGATCCTGTCACAAAAGGACGACTAGAGTTTAAGCCTGAACAGTTTTATCAAATATACGGGGCTTTATCATCAAAAACAGTTATCAAAGAAGGCGAAGTATACCCACTGCCGGAAGGCTACCGTATTACGACCGAAAGAGTACCTATCCCATGCCCCGAAGGTTTAGAAGATTGCGAGTTTTTACATACTAAAATTTGCGCCCTTCTCCTCCCCATAAGGGAAGAGCCGAAGAACGAACCGCTAATACTTCATCATAATTGGGATACTGCCCTGACTAATGCAATAGTGGTCACAAACGGTAGGATTCAGCCATACACGGAAATATTGAAGTATCTAAACAGCAACTTTGCAATCTCTACTTTAGAACCAACGATAGCAAAGGAAGAGCAGCCAGCCAAGCCCTCACAACTTGCTCATAGCAGTAACTTTGAACATCTAATGCCAGCCAAGCCGGACAACGCCAAAACGTTTACAATCTGCAACGGTAAAATAACTCATGATGGATTTTGTTCTAAATGTGGACGGGTTTCTTTGTCATCATCCGTATATTGTATCAGGACGTTTGAACAACTCACCTCCTACACCGACAAGACCCCAACAGTAGCCACGGACAGCACGGTAGAAATCCTGATAGTTTTACAATTGAAGAAATAGAAAACATATGACCCCCGAATCTAAAGAAGCCTTACGGAAAGAGTTTGAAAAAGAGTGGTATAAACCAGTATCTAAACATCCAAGATTTGCTATGTTCGACTTCCTAGTATCAAAACTAGAGGAGAAAGAAGCAATCTTTCAGCAATACTATGACCTTTGGAATCCAGTTGATGAGTTCGTAAGAAACCATCCATCTATTGAAACCGGTGACTCAGTGAGCGCAAAGGCTTTAGAAATGCTCCAGCAATCTGAGGCCAAGCTTGAGGCCGCAAGGAAGGTGATTGACCTAAGTATGTGCGGGTCACCCGATCCTGATGGAATAAAAATATGGGAAGACTATTACATTAACTTTAAATCCCTAGACAAATGAAAGAACCCCTTACCCTCCAACAAAGCAAGGATGAAGCCGCTCAAAAGTATTCAGAAGGAATAGCAAATGATTATGAAGAGCAGGTAATTACAAAAGGCCAATTAAAGCTATACGCCAAGAAGGATTTTAAGGCTGGTTTCGAATACCGTCAGAGCTTCATCGACTCCCTAAGGGGGAAGATTGAGGCAGAGCGAAACAAAATGATTTCGACAATGCAAACACTCGAACCGGATTCAAGAGAATTTTACAAAAGAGAAGATGGTGTATTTGTATGTGACGAAATTCTCAACCTCCTAAACGAAACCATCGGGGAAACAGGGAAATGAGAATAGGTGTAATTATTCCAGATCGTGGTGACCGTCCAAAAATGACGGCTAACATTTTGAAGCAAATGGATGAGCAGTCTATTCGTGGTGTTGGTGAATTAGTAATCGCACACGTAAACTACCCGCCCAAACATTCAGGCTACGACATCACCGAAAGATACATCGAGGGATATAACCAACTACGCGGTCAGGGTCTTGACATGATTGCCTGCATTGAGAATGACGACTGGTATCACCCCGACTATTTGCTTGAGTGCTTTGAACAGTTTGAAAAGTTAAGACGGCCAGAACTTTTAGGGATAGAATATACTTACTACTATCATTTGAAAATGCGCTTTTATTTCAAATATTTGCATCCCGGCAGGGCTTCGATGATGTGTACATGTTTAAAGCCGGATATTGAAATAAGCTGGCCTGATCCAAAAGACAGATTTACAGACATGTGGCTATGGACACGAAACCAAAAGCCCCCATTTTTCACTAACAAAAAATTCTGGACACCTGACAAACCAATGGCCATCGGCATGAAGGGACACATGGAAGGAAAGTTTGGCGGGACGGGCCACGATAATAAGATGCACCGTTACGTTATTCCTGACAATGGTTTTTTGAAGGACAATTTAAGCGAGGAACAGTTTAACTTCTTTACATCGTTTTCATGTTAGTATCTCTTATTCACCCAAGCCGATCGCGCCCTAAAAAGTCTTTTGATAATGCAAAGGACTGGATAACTAAATCAGGGATTTCAGTTGAATTGATTGTTAGCCTAGATTCAGATGACCCAAAACTGTTTGAATATTTTGCGCTATATGAAAGCTATGAACCAATAACAAACCCGAACACCTGCGTAGTAGAAGCCGCCAACCATGCCGCCAAAGCCGCCACGGGTGACATTCTAATCTATCTATCCGATGACTTCAAATGTCCTGACAATTGGGGGGTGTTGATTGAGGAACAGTTTAAAAACGTGACAGAACCGCTTCTTTTACAGGTGGATGACAAACTTCAAAAACTTGGTAAGGACGTGCTGACCATCCCAATAATGAACCGCCAACTTTACGAAAGGCTTGGCTACATTTTCCATCCTGCTTATAAATCAATGTGGTGTGATGTTGACCTATACCATACCGTTAGAAACATTAACGCGCTAAAACTTTGCCCCGAATTGGTTTTTCCGCACGAACACTATTGCAACGGAAAGGCTGAAAACGATGAGACTTATCGCAGGAGTGCAAACAACTGGAATCAAGGTTTAGCAGTTTACAAAGAAAGACAAAGGGCAAATTTTCCTATATGATTGACCTATCAATTTTGATACCTTGTCACGTAAGAGATGCGCACAGACTTGGAGAGTTGTGCAAGGTTTTATCCACACAGGCACTTCTTGAAGATATTAATTTACAGATACTTATTGATGTTGACAATGGCCAAACATCAACAGGATCAAAGAGCAATAGTTTAATGCAGCAAGCAGCCGGAAAGTATTTGTGCAGGTTTGATGCCGATGATCTACCGACTATCAACTACATGCAAGTCCTCGCAGAGGGTATTAGACGTGATGTTGATTGCGTTTCATTGATGGGAATCATGACAACTAACGGGGAAAAACCCGAACTATTTGAGCATTCGTTAAAGTACTCTGAATACCGAACAAATCACGAGGCAAAAATAGGCGATGTTAAGTATGAGCGTTTCCCAAATCATTTATCCTGTATTCGTGCCTCAATAGCCAAGCAGTTTACCTACCCGGATAAAACAATTTCAGAAGATACCGAATGGGCTGTAAAGATTTTCAATAGTGGTTTACTGAAAACTGAATACTACGACTCAAGAGTTATTTACAACTACCTATATACAACTAACAAATGATACAAGAAATAAAATACAACAAAGAAAAGATAGCCGCCAATTGTAAGGTATCTAAAGAATTGATAACTGACCCAAAAGTCTTCGTAGGTCAAGAGGGTATGGATTATACATTGGATACGCTAACCTGTCAAATCGAAACATTTATCGTTAGTCGGTTAAGTGAAACCCAAAAGACTCGCGTTTATGCTGAACGTCCAACGTTCTTAGATTGGCTACTCAGGCGCAACCGCTCATTTGAGATAGAGGTAAACGCAAAAGAAGTAATCAGGAACCCGCCAATATTTAAAGGTGGTTCAATCATGTACGCAATAAACCAAGTTGATAATCTGATAGAATAGTATATATTTGTGATGCATTCTCACATGAAAAAATTAAAAATATGCCTCTGTTTTTTGTGCCTCTTGAGCTTTCGCTCTGTGGGAATGCCGCAAGATTCAGGGGCTACTTTTTTTATGCATCTAATTTATTTTCATTGTAAGGCAGACACGCATGAGATATTTTATGTTGGACAGAGTAAAACATTAAGAAGAGCCAATAGTTCAAGGGGTAGAAATTTCCTATGGCATCGCACAAAAAATAAGCATGGATTTTATGTAAAAATTTTCCGAGTTGGATTAACTAAAGCCGAAGTTGATTTATTAGAAATTGCCTTTATTAAGCAGTTTGGCCGAATAGATAACGGAACTGGGATACTCGTAAATAGAACTGATGGAGCAGATGGTACTAACGGAGTTTTAGATTCTCCAGAAACGAGACTAAAAAAATCAATCTCTCATTTAGGTAAGAAGGCAACAATTGAACAAAGACTGAGAATATCATTAGCCCTTACTGGAATAAAGAAAAATTTAACGAAAGATCAAAGAAAGGCTATAAGTGATCGAGTTAAAGTTAGAAATACCGGAAGGATAAAATCAGCATCAGAAATTGAAAAACTTAGACTCACTAAAATAGGCAAACCCCGTCCTGATTGGGTAAGAAAGAAAGTATCTGAGTCCAAGAAAAAACCTGTAATTCTTACAAAAGAAACATCAATATTAGAACTTAAATCAGTTACTGATGCGGCTATATTTCTTTCTTGCTCAAGAAAAGAAATATGCACTTCTATTAAGCATAATAAAGACTACAAAGGATTTAGAATATATCACTTATGAAAAAATGTATTGCGTATAGCCTCTTCGGTTATGGTAAAGAGAAACACCACTCGTCATTCGATTTTATCTCATATTTAAGAGGCATGCTTTATTCCCTACGAATGAACATGCTCGTATATCCTGACTTCGAAATGATAGTCGAGACAGACGAACCAACCTACAAAGCATACAAAGGTTTATTCGATAACCTGCCAATCAAAGTAGAAGTAAATGAACCCGCCCCGCTTTGTAAGGCTATGCTATGGCGGTTAAAACCTGTTTTCGATTACAACAGTTACACACACGTCATTTGCCGCGATTTAGATAGCCCACCAACGTACCGGGAGGCTCAGGCGGTACAAGATTGGATAAACGGAGATAAGGCCGCACACGCCATTACAGACAGCATCAGCCACACTATACCGATGATGGGTGGAATGGTTGGCTTTCATACAGGACTTTGGCCGGTACGTACCGGCTGGCAGCATTGGGCGGATATGTTCAAGGATCAGAAAATTGATTTAAGTATCAAGGGTTCCGATCAACAGCTTTTAAACTCCATTGTTTACCCTAAGTTTGCTACACCACCGAATGAAAGTATAACCCAGCATTACATTTTAGGTCACGGCAACACGTTTTTGAACGGATACAAAAATTACATTCCTGACATTGAAGTAGAAAATGTTTCCCGTGAGTTGAACGAGTCAAATGATTGTTGTTCCCACATTGGTCAGGCGGGGTGGTTGTTGCCTCAGG